CTCTTCCGATCAAGGGCGACTTGATGCATTAAGCAAAACAAAGAAAGTCGAAATTCCAGTAAGTGTCAAGAACAGCGCTACTGGTCGAGATATTCAAGAGACCATTGCTGGCATCAAGCAGCGCATTGCTGCGAACCAGCAGGTTCGCCAAGGCGATGGGAAACTTCGCATTGCAACCAGCATTAAACCGTCCATCACAAATGCAGATGTTTCGGAATTCAAGAAAGCAGTACAGCAAAAATTATCTGGCATTAGCGTCAAAGTTAAAGCGGAAGTTGAAAGAGGTTTTTCTGCTGGACCAACTGGTGCGGCAGGGCTTTTTGAATACATGCGCTCGCAAGGTTTGTCGGGCGGCAATGTTCCGCAAGCCACGGAAGTAGGGCGTTCTGAGCGACTGAAAAAAGCTCTTGAGGATTTAACTGTCAAGCAACTTCAAGCTCTTGCAAAAGAACAGGGTATTGGCGGTGTTTCAAGGCTTAAGAAGGATCCGTTAATTGAAAAGCTTGTCGCGGAGCTGAATCAAGACATTGCCGAGAATATTCTTGGTAATATCAAAAATCAATTGCGCGATGTTGGGAAGAGTCCGCTTAAAGGAGTTTTAGACACATTTGCCCGTGGTCTATTCAACATGCTGGGAATGGACCCGGCCTCCATGCGTCAGCAAATGGCCCAGCAAATGGCTCAGCAAAGAGCATTGCCTGGGCTTAATTTCACGGCGACTGTCCCTTCGCGTCCTATTTCTATTGGTCCTTCTGGAACAGGCAGGGCATTGCCTCCTGGCGCCATTCCTGGCGCTCTACCTGGCACTGCTTTTGGCGCTCAAAAATATCTTCCTACTAATCTTGGTATTGAATTACAGCAAATTCTGCAAAAAGCTGCATATGCTTTTGTTGATGCAGTTCGACGAGAAGTGAGAACTGTAAAAATTGGCATTGGCGCTTCAATGCAAGCAGCTCTTCCTGCTGCCCGCATTGCTGGCTTGCTTCCTTCTGCTGTTGGCCGCGCTCCTAGCACTTATTCCACAGGGGCAATTGGCGGTGAATCACGCGAGCAAATGATGGCGCGTCGCACAGCAGAAGCTTATGCACGTTCTGCATTGCGTGGAATGGATGTAATAGGAGGGGGAGCTGGTCGCCCTCCGTCTCCTTACAGCTATGCGTACAGGAGTGCGAGGCCAACCAGCGCAATTATTCCCTACGCGCAGCCCGGTGCAATCGTGCCGTCATCCGTTGCCGGCGAGGGAGGAGCAGTGCCTCCTGTGGGTGGCGGTGGAGGCATGCGAGGAATGGGAGGAATGGGCGGCTTTGGCCGTGCATTGGGAGGCGTGAATCTTCCTGGAGCAGGAGCCATTCGTGAGCTTGGTCAAGAATTTGCTTTTGCTACGCAGCAAGTATTGCTCTTTGGGCAAGCATATAAAATGCTCGCCTTCATCCAAAGCTTCCCTGGGCAAGTTGGAGCGGCTGTAAGTCAGCTTCAAAACTTCCGTAACACTCTTGACGCCATTTCTCCAACTGCAGAAGAAGCGGCATCTTCTAATCGCCTAATCCTTGATTTGGTTGAGAAATATAATGTACCACTGCAGTCAGCGCGAGATGGTTTTACCAAGCTTTATGCTTCCATGGCTCCGGCTGGTTTCAGTGGAGACGAAGTTAGAGATTTGTTTACGGGCATTACGCAAGCGGCCGCCACATTCGGCATGAGCGCAGATAAAGTGGATCGAGTGAACTATGCCTTTGCTCAGATGGCAAGCAAAGGCCAAGTGATGAGCGAAGAACTTAAGGGGCAGTTGGGTGATGTTCTGCCTGGCGCCATGGCAATCTTTGCAGAAGCTGCTGGTTTTAAAGGACCAAAAGCCATTCAAGATTTCTCTGCTGCATTGGAAGATGGCGCCTATAAAGGGCAAGCAATGGTCGCGCTGCTTAATAATGTGGGCATTGTAATGAAGCAAGAATTCGGCCCTGGAGCCGAAGGCGCTGCTCGTACTTTCCAAGGCGTTATGAATCGTATGCAAAATTCAATGACTCTCTTATATGAGAGCTTTGAACCTGTTGCAGTGGGCTTTCTGAATACAGTTGTCGTTCCATTGACCGATGGAATTAAGCAAATTTCAGATGGCTTTACTGCTTTCTTTACTGGCGCTGCGGCTCAGACTGCCGGCGGTTTTACCATCGCCCAAGAACTTGAACGACTTCGCCCTGCTTTTGATGGCATTGCTCAAAATGCTGGAGCGCTCATTGATCAATTCGGCCAATTTGCGCGCATTGCTTTAGACGTAGGCAAAGTGCTATTGCAAATTGCTGGCAATCCAATTGTGGGCTACCTTGCTCGACTGTACGCCATTGCATTGCCAATAAACATTGCGCTTAACGTGATGCGAGGATTATGGGCTGCAAACGCATTACAGCTTGTCATTTTTAATGCTCGCGTTGCCACCGGCACCAGTACGTTATCCGCATTCAGAGGGATGATGGCAGCAACTGGCGCGACAGCGCAAACCACCGCCGCATCTATTCGCACTGCTGGCATTACGCTCCGCACTTTCTTCGCTGCTACTGGCGTTGGATTGGTCGTCACTGGCATCAGCATGCTGATTGAGCGAATCATGATGCTTAATCAAAAAATGGATGAAACAAGACAGAAAGCGGCTGGCGCAGCAAGCGCCATTCGCATGATGTCTGGTACTGAGGCGAGAGCCGCCGAGCAATCCTACGCCGGTTCCGCTCGCAGCCTTGAGGGTTTAAATAAGCAATTGGAACAGGGTCAACTAAAAGGAAAAGCTTGGATTGCAGTGAATAGGCAGCAACAGGCGGCATTAGAGGCCGCTGGTGTCATCCCAAGCGTGGTAAGAGGGCAGGCCCAAGTACAACCTGCTCGCATTGGCGGGGCCTATCAAAAACTCATGCAATTACGAGGTGAAGCAGGATATCGCGTCACTCAAACTGAATTTGAAGAGCGACAAATGCAGCAACAAGCAGTGCTTGCTCCGATTCCACCTAGCGAAGGCGAAGGCGAAGGCAAAAAGAAAAAAGGCAAAGAACTTGACACCTATAACAGGAGTCAGCTTGATTTCATCAAGCAACGTTTTGACGCGGAAAAGCTTGTATTGGACCAGCAAATGCAGGCCAATTTGCTTTCACAAACGTCTTATGATATCAAGCTCGCCGAACTCACCCTTGAGACAGAAAGAGCAGAATTGCAAGAGAGGTTTCGCCTTGAATCAGAAAAGATTAAAGCAGATAATTTAAGCGCCGCCGATAAAGCGCTTGCTCTCAAGGACCAAGAAGTGTTTTTGCAAAATGCGCTCGTGCAAGCAGAAAAGAAACGAGATATTGCTATTAAAGGAGCCAGATTAGAGCTTAGGAAGCCATTTATTGATGCGCTTCGTAGCGAAAATATGGAAATTGACAAACAAGAAGCCTTGCTTGGCAATTTAAAGAAAGGCTTTAGTGAGCTTACGGCAGAACAGGAGGCAAATTTCCTTGTTGAAGAAAAAATTGCTCAATTAAAGGCGGATGAGCAAAAAATTATTCAAACCGACATTGATAATTTGAGGGAGCAAATTAAGCTTCGCATTGAAAACGGAACATTGCTTGAGAAAGAAAAAGGCTTGTTTGAAGCGCAGCGCGGGCTTGGGATTATTGGTGGCGGCTTAAGGGCTGGTTTTACTGGCAGTGCTGCTGGAATTTTCGAGCAAACAATGGAACAGTATGGAGACAAAGATTATGCCACTCAACTCGCCAACATTGAAACTTCTGCGATGCAACTTAGAAGCGTATTTGAAGGCTTGCAAAGTGCAATCAGTGGAGTAAGTGGAGCCTTTGCCAATATGCTGACAGAGGGTATCACGAGCATGGTTACTGGCACTGCTACTGCGAAGGAAGTGTTTGCAAGCTTCTTGCAAAGCGTAGGTCAAGCATTGTCTCAGGCGGCTTCGCAAATGATTGCCACTTACATTGCTATTGGCATTGCAAAACTGTTTGCTGGGCTTGGTGGGGGAGGAGGCAATTCAGCGGGCAGTGGAGGAGGTATTTCGGACAGTCTTCCCGGAATACGTCAATACGCAGGAGGCATGGGAGGAGGTGGAGCGCCAGGTTCTATGCCGTTCGCGCCACCTGCATTTGCTAATGGCGGCATTGTCACAGGCCCCACGCTTAGCCTCATCGGCGAAGGTAAGTACAACGAAGCAGTTGTGCCCCTTCCCGATGGCCGCTCCATTCCCGTGCAGCTCGGCGGACGTTCCGCTCGTGACATGATGGGCGGCAACGCCCCTGGCATGCCTCAGGCGCCTTCTCTCAGCATGAAGTTTGAAACAACTAAGATCAATGGCGTAGAATACGTTAGCCGCGAACAATTAGAGCAGGCAATGGCAGAAACTCGCCGTGCTTCCATTGCAGGAGGCGCTCAACGAGGCATGTCAATGACTCTTGATAAGATTAAACAAAGCCCCTCCACTCGCTCTAGCATTGGTATTCGCTGATGGCAGTTTTCCCTTCTATTCGCCCCACAGGGCGGTCTTATTCGCCAGGGCAATTCCCCACTAAAACTTATCGTGGCCTTTCAGGCGCCACTGTTAAGCGAGTGTTTGGTAATCGCTCATTTGGCCATGCTATCGACCTACAGTTTGAGAATATTTCTGACGTAAATACAAAGGCCATTCTTGATCACTACTATGGACAGTTTGGCAACTATGCTCGCTTCACTCTCCCTGATGCTGTTTTTTCTGGCACTTCCTCTGAGCTAAAAGGCGTTCTACAGGCTCCTACTAACATCCTTTGGGAATATGCCGAACCTCCACAAGTGGAAAGCGTGTTCAATGGACGAAGCACTGTTACAGTGAGACTGATTGGCGAGCTTGATTATTCTGGCGCTTGATAATGGAAACTTCTGTTCATATTGCTCATTTTCTTTTCATTCAAACGGCGAACGGCCAATCGCATTACTATCAAAACTACTTCTTTAATGCAGGCGCTTCTGCCGTGGCAATTCCAGGTTCGGCATCGCCAAGCTATCGCCATGCTCCTTTTCGCGTGGAAGGGGCATTGTCTTCATTGAATGGAGAAAATAGCCTATTGCGTGTTTTGTTTCCTCATAGTGCTTTCACCATTGCTCTTGTTGAGAATGGCGAGGGAAATCGACTCAGCAAGCTGTCTTTGAAAACAGTGTGGATGGCGACAACTGGCTCCATCCTTGACTACAGTGGCTACACAAAAACGGCTGAATATGAAGAATTTTATGTGGGCGTCGGAGCTTCTTTCGATGACACTACTGTAGAACTACGTTTTAGAAGCGCAATGGATAGCGTTGGCGCATCATTTCCAAGACAGACATTCTCATCTAAAAACGTTGGATTCTTGCCATTGAATGCAGAAGTGAGCCTAAGGTGAACGATTTAATTGGCTTGCAGTATGAATGGGGGGCGAGTCCTGATGATGGCAATGGCAAGTCTGATTGCTTTCAACTTTGCTGCACTATTAGGCGTCGCCTTGGGCTGAAAGATTATTCATCAGCTTTTGCATGGGCGTATGAACAATACGACGAGAACAGCTTTTCTTGGCGATTGCTTTTTCGATGGCTAAAGGAAAATTCTTCTCCCATTGATTCAATTAAAGATGGCGACGTAGGAATGTGTATTAGCAAAGCCGCATTGGTAACAGCAGTGGGTGGAAGAGTGTTTTGCATAGCCCCTAGAGGAAGAAGCGTTAGCATTGAATGCAGCGAAAGCGTATTATCATACGCTCATTGGTTTAGACCGAGATAGCAAATGCGCAAGCTTCTTCCTTACGAAAAAGCCCTGATTGAAGCC